ATTCGCGCCCCCTGGCTCATGGCGGCATGCTCCATCGCCTGGTAGGCGTGCTCAGTGAGAGCCGAAATGTCTTGAGCGACTTCCATCGGTTCATCGATCCATCGGAAAATCGAGCGATCGTTCGATCGCCCGATTCGTTCATCCCTCGTCGAACGCCACAGCCTCAGTTGCGAACAGCGCGCGCACCGCCGCCGACTTGTGCGGCGCGTCCATCTTCGCAATCACCGAATTTCGATTTTCGAGTTTCAAGTTTCCATCGGCGTAGCCTTCCACGCCAACGATCAGCTCGTCGTAGAGCGCAATCAAGGTTGGCAACGAAGGCAGGCGGCGGGATTCGATTGCGACATCCTTCTCGGGCTTGCCGCCGCGCAGCCGCGGTCCGCGCGGAAGCACAATCGTCGACCGCGCCGCGGCTTCCGAACAGCGCAGCTCGTGCTCGACCAGGGGCCGCTTGAAGCGGTGGACCAGGGCGGGAAAGAACTCGCCGTTCCACCAGGCCTGGAGGATTATCGCGACAGTTTCACTGTCGCTTTCGGGATTCGCTCCCAACTCCGAATCCCCTGTCGCCGCCTCTTCGACTCGGTCAAGGCCCAGCACGGCCTGGATACGATGCTCGCTCGGAACTTCCTCGAGGCCGCCGGCTGCGCAGGAAACGTAGCCGTCCACTCGGTTGATCCGCTTTTCCCAAAGTTCGAGCGCCGCCTCGCGCAGCGCGGTGCGCGTCTCGACCTCGTCACCGCGGAAGATCTGCGTGGGCCGCGCGCGCCGCTCGAACGCCAGCCAGTCTTCCGCCGTCGGGGGATTGAAGATGTGGACGTAGCGCTTCTCGCCCGAGCGCAGCTTGACGATGCGTTCGGGAGCAGAGAGATCCAGCAAAGTGGGGCTGGGACCTGGGGGCTGGAGATTGGGGGCTGGGGATTCAGAATTCGGAATTACAAATTCTGAATTCTCCGGAGCTTTTGAAAAGTCCGGCTTCCAGGGCTCTTCTTTTTCCGGAAGGATTTGGTACTTTGCGGTTTCCATGCTTTGCCTCCCCGGCGATCCCGCTCGGAGCGGGATCGCCGCTACAACGGAAATTTGAACTGCGCGCAGCGAGCAAGGGCTGCGTCTTCAAATCTCCCGGAAGCAAGGCCGGGGATTGCCCACGGCGAGGAAACGCGCTCGCCGTGGCTACCAACGCGGGGCGGATTTGCAAGGCCGCCCCGAACTGCCCACGGCAGGAAAGGACTACCGTGCCTACCGCTGACTCCTAGGCACCAACGGTCACGTATGCCGCTTCCTTGTTCTCGACGGTCACACGAACGACGGCGGTTTCGATATTCGCCGTTCCCGCGCCGCTCGTGCCGTCGGCGGCGGTTTGTGCATAGGTAAAAGTGGCGGTCGTGGGCACGCTGGCGATCAGAAAACGGCCGTTAAAGCTCGTGTTGGTAACGCCGGCAACGGTCACATGATCGCCTTGCTGCGCCCCGTGAACCGTGCTAGTGGTGATCGTCACCACATTCGACGCCCGCACTGCCCCGGTGGGGGACGCCGTGATGGTCTTCGTGGCCATCTTCTTGAACACGCCTTCGGCTCCGGGCGCGAGTTGCCACACCACGTACCCTTCCTGCTCGCCCAGCTTCGCCGCGGTCAGGTGGACGGAGGGGATGTAGATATCCACCTTGAATTTCTCCCCGCCGGTGATGGTGTCGCCGGTCCAGGTAACGCGCAGGCCCTGCTCGGTGTCGCCCATGAGGAGCGTCAGGATGTCGTCCGTCTCCTTGGCGAGCAGGGTGAGCTGAGGCACAACCGAGCGTCCGCCCATCAGTTTGCGCCCGGCATAGAGCCCGGTGCCCGGGTAATAGTCCCAAGCAGTATTTGCGGCGCCGCCCGCAATCTCGATCGAGACGGCCGCCACGCGATCGGAGATGTCACCCTCCGAACCCGGCGTGCCGAGCTTGATCACCATGTCTTTCTCGAACAGCAATCCGAGCAAAGACTCCGCATCCAGCGCAGGCACGTCCGCCAGGTCCGCGTTGACGTAGTCGCCGCTCCCAACCCATTGCGAGTTGAGCGTGATGTTGGGATTGCCGCGCGCGTAGGCGACGGAGAAACTCGAGCAGACGGCGCCCTTGACCTTCAGGCCGAGATCTGCGGCGGCCTTGAACCACTGTTCGGTCGAGGGCATCTGCTTGCCATCGATGAGGGGGTCCTGAAGTGTGATCAGATGTGTATAGGCGGCGGGCGGCCCCGCTTCCGTCTCGACACTCACCACCTTCCCCATCGAGAAGCCCGCGATCATTGCCATCAACTGCGCCGAGAGCGGGACATTGATGGGATACGAAACCCCCTGGCGCTGCTGCACGCGGAAGGTTGGAAACTCCGTGCCGCGCCATGCCTGGTTGGCGTCGGAGCGGAACTGCTTCACGAGGTCCGGCGGCTCGAAGCCTTCGAGCCAGGTGGCGTGCGTGAACTTGGCGTCGGCCATCACCGCGCCGTAGGTGGCTTCCTTGTGCGGGCTCCAGGCGAAAAGCGATTCAAGCGTTCGTTGCGGATCCATGATTCATCTCCTTATCGGTTCATCGGATGATCGGGCGATCTGTTCATCAGACGAGCCGTTCGTCGATTGGCTTTTCGATGGCTCGATGGCCTGATGATCCGATGGCCCGATTTTCTCGAACCATCCTGTCGGTTCGAGGAAAACCTTCCACTCGCCGTGCGTCGCGCGGAAGGGCCCCGCGCCGCGGCGAAACGTTCCGGAAAATCTCGCCCCACCCAGCGCGATGTAATTCGGCGCGGATTCTTTCAAATCGAAATCCACCCAGTCCTCGCCCCGCGGTTGAGCGTCCTGCCTTCTGCCTTCCGCCTTCTGCCTTCGGTTCTTCATGGCTTTACAAAATCATCTGCCAGGAGCACCAGCTCCGCATAGTGGCAGAGATAGCCGCCAAACATCCGATGCTCGACGGTGCGCACGCTCACCCGGCTGGTGAACGCCGCCTTCGAAATGCCCGCGACGCGCAGGCGCCGGTTCTGATTGAAGGCATCGCGAATCGTCTCGACCAGGTCCTGGAAGGTCGTCTCCGTCGCGTCCGCATCAGAGAGCGACAGGTAGCCGCGAATGACGATCGCGTGCTTGTCGATCGTCACGCCCACCAGGTCAGTGGCCGTCGTGGCCTCGCGCGTCACTGTCCAACCCAGGATCTTGCCGTCATCCTGAAAGAGTTCCTTGAACTTGGCCTCATCCGCGCCCCAGCGGATGCGTGCATGGACGTTCGGCCCGACGCCCTCGACGGCGGCCAGCATGTCAGCCACGGTCGCGATGATGTCGTTCAGTGGCATCAGGCGCTCCCAATTCTCGCGACCGCTTCCGCAATGCGCGCGTGGATAATCTCGATAACGCGCGCGCGGTGCTCCGTGAAGGCATTTAGGAACATGTGTGCGCCTTTGAACCCCTTGCGTCCGATCGAGCGGCGGAGGACGAACTCAAGCTTTTCCGGAATGTGCCTTATCTTCATCCAGATCCTCAGAACCCCAACGGGCGGCATCTTCCTGCCCGGCAGCCGGCCTTCTTCGACGACGAGCGCATATTGATCGGCAGGCGGCGCGACCGCTACGGTCCCGACGATCGAGGTGGGCGTGCCATGAATATCCGAAAACACCGCCCCGAGAAGCGTCCCGGTGGCGACCGCGGCGCCGAAGCCGCCAGTCCGCCCGGCCAGGATGTTGCTTTTCACGGCGTTCTCGAGTAGTAGGACGCCTTCCTGAATACCCTGCTCGGCGCCGGCCATCACCTGCTCCGGGAACTTCTCCATCAACTCCATGGGCCGCGAGACATCGATCATGAGCTTGAACCCGTCACTCACCGCTTCTTCCTCACGATTCTCAGTTCCAGGAATCCATCGAGCGTCCGCCCGCCCGAGGTGGTACCCTGCGCCTTAACGTCGTGGACCTCGCCGACCTTGCCGCCCTTCAGCCAGAAGACTGCGAAATTCGCGCTGCCCTCTGGTTCGTGGCCTTCTTCGGAGTCGACAATGCGCGCCGTCGTGTCGCGCCACGAATACCGCTGCGTCGAACTCACGGTCACGCTATCGATGGTCTCTTCGGGCTGCAGTTCCTTCGTGAAGCTCATGGCGTAGTCGAACTTCTCACCCGGCGTCTTCTCGATCTTCAGTCTCACGGCCGTGGCCTCCCGGGCAGCTCGCCGCTGCGTGGCCGCCCGCCTACTCTGCGATCGCCCATACGCCGCGGGAGAACTCCCTGGTGCCGCTTGGCAGGCAGGATGTCGGCGCCTGCGCCGGCAACGGTGCCCGAAGCCGCAAACGCATCATGCGGCTCTGCCAGAGCAGCCGAAGCGATAAGCCCAAGCGTCACGAATCCGCTCGCTGCATCGGCGGATTCCGCGGGCGATGCCGAACCTGCCCAGGCGATTGCTCCCTGAGCCTCTGCACTCTCCGCGCCCTCCACGGTGGAAGCAACTAAAACCCACTGGCTTACCGCAGAGGCGCTGACCGGATCGGCTCCTTCAGCCGCCGCCGCTGAGAGGATATGCTGCGCCGTCGAGCCGGCGGTCGATGCATCGGCCGTTTCGACGAGCGCGCCGTTGCCGCCAATCGGCCCGCCTTCCAAACTTCCCGAGCCCGCGAGCGCGTCCGCAGATTCCGCCGGTGAGGCGGAGAGGACGTGCCGCGACGTCGCGCTGCCCGCCGCCGTCTCGCCGCTCTCCATGGTGGAGGCTGTCAAAACCCACTGTGAAACCGCAGAGGCTGCAGAGGAATCCGCAGAGTCCACGGAGGCTCCCGAGAGAATGTGTGCCGCCGACGCGCTGCCAGCCGCCGTCTCTGCGTTCTCCGCGATGGCTGCGGTGAGGACCCATTGATTCACTGCCGAGGCGCTGAGGGCGTCTCCCGCCTCAATTGCGCCCGCAGTAAGAACGTGCTGCGACGTCGCCGAGCCTCCTGCGCTCTCTGCGTTCTCTGCGGTCGAAGCGGTCAGGATGTGTTCCGCCGTCGAGCCTGCACTGCCGGCGTCGGCGCTTTCCGTGGGCGCTCCGCTGCCGGAGATTCCAGAGCTTTGAACTTCGCCGGTCGCTGCCGGGGAATCAGCGGAATCCGTTCCAGCGCCCGTCAGGATCCAGGCTGAGGTTGCGCCAGCGGCGCTGCCATCCGCGCCCTCCGTAGCGGCCCCGGCGAGGATCCACTGGCTGGTCGATGATCCGCTCGAAGTATCTGGCGAATCCGTTCCAGCGCCCGTCAGGATCCAGGCTGAGGTTGCGCCAGCGGCGCTGCCATCCGCGCCCTCCGTAGCGGCCCCGGCGAGGATCCACTTGCTGGTCGATGATCCGCTCGAAGTATCTGAGGTGTCCGTAATCGCGCCGGAGCCAATGATGGGCGGCGTGTAGGTGACCTGAACGCGCAGGCTCGCCAGGTCGATGGCAGGGTTTGCATCCGTTGAGACATAGCCCATTCCTTGCAGGGCGTTCGTCCCAACACCGTTGATGTCGTTGACAGTCCATGCCGTGCTGGTTTTGGGATTGGTCGCCCAATTGTCGCTGCGGGTCGTCCAGGTTCCGTTGGCGGGGTTGTGTGTCGAGGCGTTGAAGTAACTCCCGCCGACCTTCAGGCGTCCACCAATGTTACAGCTCGACGAAGAGTTCTTCCGGTCGTAATACAGGACTTGAACTGAGATGCCAGTCGAACCCGCTGGAATAGCGAAGTTGCCAGTGTACAGAGCGGTGTAGTTTCCTGCTGTCGCCGTCCCGTGTGTCAGGAAATCCGCCCCGCCCGAATCCGGGTAGTCATCGACCAGCGTATAGCGGGTCCCTGCGCTGCCCGTCCAGGTGCCGGACACCGCATCGTCGCTTGTCGGGTCTTTCGTCGCGGTGGTGGCATGAAGAGCCGTGACGAGTGCCAAGTGACAAGCGACGACAAAAATGAGGATCCAGAATCCAGAATTCTGAATTTTGAATTCTGAATTCCCGCTCCGGGTTTTTCCCCAGTCCCTAGCCCCCAGCATTCAGCACCTCAGTTGTGCGTTATCGTGAAGCTGTTCATCGTCACTTGCTGCCCGGCGGTGATCGATGTGGAATTCAGGACAATGTCCGTCCCCGAAGTCCCCACGGTCAGCCCAGTGATGACGTCCACGTCCGCGCCGGTGCGGATTCGCGCCGCAGCAGCGATGCCCGTGTTATCCGCCGAGGTGTCCGACTGCGGCATCGTCAGCGTCAGCACGCCGGCGTTAGCCCCGGGCGCCGCAGGATTTGCCAGCGAGATCGTCGCCAGTATGCTCGCATAGCCGGCCGTGCAGATTTCCAGCTTGCCCGCCGCGCCAATCGCCGTCGTGACCTGGTCGAGCCGGGCGTTCTTCACCGTAGTCGAGTAGGTGACGGCGGCGAAGGCCATCGTCGCCAGAAGCATCAACGTCATTCCCGCAAAGGCGGGAATCGATCGTTTCTTCATTTCATCCTCCTATCGCGCCAATCTGTGATCGGCGAACTGCGGCGCCGCCTATTGCGTGCTTCTCGGATGCGTCAGGCGATCCCCGCCGGTTGAAAGGTCGACGTTCAGGTCCCGCACATTGGAGGCAGCTTTGAGCGAGCCAGCTTCCGCGCCGCGCTCGAGCGCGCGGTCGTAAAGAGCGCGGTGCGCCTTCGCCGCCGAGCGGTACTGGTCGCTCTTGGTTCGATAGTCCACCACGTCGGAACTGATGGTCGGATCGCCAGACTGAATCTTGAGCGCCGCAAGCTGCTCGAACGCGAACGAGGCGGCCAGATGGCAGAAGCCATCAAAGTCACTCTCCGGAACCGTTGCGTATTCGACGACTTCGACCGTGCCGCCACCTGAAGTCGCGTCGTCGCCCGCCTGCTCGTAGGTCAATGTGTTCGCATCGGGCGCAGTTGCAACTTCGAATGTTCCGTTGAACGAGGCATCGGCGACGTCCTGGACGGCGATCTCATCGTCTTCTGCGGCGCCGTGCGGGTCTACGGTGGTGAGGGTCACAATTTCCGTAGCACGGACAGCCCCATCGGGAATCGGCGGATCCTCGACGACTTCGACCGTGCCGCCGCCAGAAGTCGCGTCGTCGCCGGCCTGCTCGTAGGTCAGTGTGTTCGCATCGGGAGCGGTTGCAACTTCGAACGTTCCGTTGAACGAGGCGTCGGCGACGTCCTCGACGGCGATCTCGTCGCCTTCTGCGGCGCCGTGAGGATCCACGGTGGTGAGTGTCACAATCCCCGCAGCACGGACAACTCCGTCGGGCGCGGCGGCGATCTCCACTCCGTCGGCCTCAGCGGCGATCTCGACGGGTGCCGGCTCCGGCACCGAATGCCGCGCGGTGAACTTGAGCCGCAGCGTCTGACCCACGGCCGGGGTGTCATTGAGCAGCCGAAGCACCAGGCTATCCGGCTTCTGATAAAGCTCCCAGGCGTCGGCTTCGAGTTCCGGCGAATTGCGCTCGTCGGCGGCAAGCGGGAAGAAGATCTGCCTCACTTCCGAAAATCCTTCTTCCCACTCCGCCGGCAAAGCCAGATCGTAAGAGCCCGCACCCTCGATGTCCGCCACAACCACGCGCGGCCGGTCTTTCGAGTACTGGCCAACCGCATCGCGGATCGCGGCATCCTTGTCCGGCTGGTCGAGGTTCCCCGCCGCATCCTTCAGCAGGATGTCGAGGCGGTCGCGGAATTCGTCAATTAATTTCATGGTACTAGGTTCTGGGTACTGGGGGCTGGGTTAGAGGTTTCTTTCCCCAGGACCCAGTCCCCAATCCCTAACACCCAGCCTTAATTACGCCGGGATGCCAGCATAGCCGCCGCGGTAGTCGAGCAGATCGCCCGAATACTCGTGGCGCACCTTGTAGATCAGCTGGTCGTTGGTGAACATGGCGCCCACGGTCGGGCTGTCGGCCAGCATGATTTCCGGCGCCTGCCGGCCCTGCAGGAACCCGATCTCGATGATGTCCACGTTGCCGCTGATGTCGAACAGGTACCAGCGGTCAACATCCGTCTCGAGCGGGTTGGCGAAGATGTTCGCGTTGAGCTCACCGTTCGGCCCGTCGAATCGCTTGTACCAGGGGTTCGCGGTGAAGATGGCGTCCTGGTACTCCGCTCGGTTGATCGAGATCGCGATGGCGTGCAGCGCCTTCGGGACAACGAGCAGGTACGGGCCCACCAGCCCGAGCTTCTCGATGCTGTCGCCTTCCGCCTGATTGAAGAAGACCAGGTCTGCGGCATTGAGCAAGCCCACGCTCGTGGCGATGGTCACAGATAGCGCCGTCGCACAAGTGTTGCCACCATGGCTCGCGTGGAACCAGCGGGTGGTGTCGGGGTCATACACGGCGCCGCCGGCTGTGGTCGCTCCGGCCGTGGCAAAGCCCCAGACGAACTTGGCGAGCGTGCGTGCCGCGGAGCGGCCGAGCCGCCCGACGATCTTCGAGATCAGCCCGACGTCGTCGTTGATGATCGTCTCGCGCGTGACGGTCGCGATGTTCCCGCGCTTGGTCACGGCATAGGTGATCTTCTCGTCGGTGAAGGGATCGATCTCGGTGTACGGGGCACCCTCGAGCACCGTGTCGATGTCGTCGAAGTAGCCGACCCGCACCCGTTCCTGCGTTCGGAAGTCCGCCGGCGCGGTGACGGAAGTGACGAGGTCCTGCCAGTGGTAGTTGACCGCTCCATAGTCCTTCAGGAGCAGCCGGTTGAGCGTGGCCGCGAGCGCCGCCGGGAAGCCGGAGGTCTCGAAGTCGGCCGTGATCCGCTTGTCGAACGTCTTGCCGGTCACCCCCGGGTCGCCGGTGAACGTGGTGTACGCCTCCCGGATGCCGGAAAACGCCGGAATGTTCGCCAGCGCCTCGCCCTGGACGACCTTGATCAGGCCCTTCGCATCGCGTTCGAACTTGACCTCGTGTGTCAGCCCGAAAGTCTTGTCGAGCGCGATCTGCCGCTTGTCGGAATCCATCAGGGTGATGCGCACTGCCGGGTCAGCCATCTGGTGCGCGGGAACCACCTGGGCGAAAGAGGCCCGAATGGCCGCGATGTCGGTCTGGAGATCTTCCTCCTCGAAGATCCTGCCGTCGTAACGCCGCTTGATCTCCTGGGCCAGCGGTACGGGCAGGCCCGAGGCGAGCAACTGCGAAGCCAGGACGGCCCCGCAGCGCGTCTTTTCAGCTCGCTCGATCGTCGGCCCCGCGTTCGCCAGTAGCTTGCGGTCGGCATCCGACAGGCCTGCCGCGGGTGCCGGCTCCGGCGCTTTCGGCGGCGGAATCGATGCGACTGCCTGCCTGATCCGCTCGTTCACGTCCTTGACTTTCTCGTCGTTCGTCCAGTCCAACGAAGCGATTTCGGCCTCGAAGGGCCCCGCCTTCGCGGGGTCGAAGCTTTTGAGCGCTTGCAGGACCAGAAGGATTGAGTCCTTCATAATTACCCCTTTCCCCGCTCCTGATGGTGCGGGTTGCTGTTTGACCCCTGCGGTTGGATCGTGCTCCGCGGCGGGACAAAACTCTTCGAAACTCTCTGGGTTGCTTGCCACCATCCTCAGCACGCGGCCGCCGGCGTCCGGGCGCGATACCAGGTCGACGCTCCGCACGGCCAGGATGCGCTTCACCCGCCCAAGCGAGAGCCCTTCGCGGGGCTCCGGCTCGAACTTCAGATCCACGCTCATGCCGCCAATTCCCGGTGGCGCCTGGGCGATGGCGCGGAGCTTGCCGGCCCACTTGTCGGGCTCGAGCAGGTGGAGCGTCGAGATGAGCGCGCCGTCCCCCATGCGTGGGTTGCGGTGGTAGCCGATCAGGTCTTCGATCGAGCGCCCCTTGCCGGCCATCATCTCCGCCAACGGCTGATGATCGCGGTAAGAGGGGGCATTCTCGAACAGGCCCGCATCACGCGCTAGCACGTCGCGGGTAAACTCGAAGCGCCTCGACTCGGCGACTCCGACGCGCGCAATCTCGACGTCCCAGGCTTTGCCCTCAGCGTCGGCGGCAGCAAGCAGCCGGCAAGGAAACTCCGCGCGAAGCACCGATCCCGCTTGCGCGGCTGATTGTTCTATCGCTTTATTCGCCGCGGCGAACGCCCGGCTCTCGCACTCCGCCTTCGTCATGCCTTTGCCTTCCATCTCGGCATAGACTTGGTTGAAGACTTCGAGCCATTGGGCGCGCTTCGCGTCAGGCACCGAATCGGGAACATCCTTCACCGAGTTGTAAGGCATCGGCCTTCCTCGCTTTCGACTTTCAACTTTCGACTTTCAACTTCCTTCTCAGTTCACGATCAAAAAGCTCAGACACAACGGATTCGTCGTCGGCCCAGCGTCAACCGTAATCGTGAAAGACGTTCCGGCCGTACGGGCCGTGACTCGCGGATTGAACGTACTATTTGCCTGAGTGTTGCAGGTTACCGACAGCCGCGTTCCTAGTGAGGCGTCAGTCTGAAGGAATATCTGCGAGTCAGCTGTTACCGCCGTCGTGCTGACGATCGTCGTCGTATCCGCCGCGTCAACGACCACCGAGCCCGCCGGCGCCGCAGCACAAGCTGCGTCTCCGGCGCTGTCGCTACAATTCGTTGCCGAAGCGAAGAGGGTCGAAGCAGTTGAAACCGCCGGATCACCTAGAGTGGTTTCCCAGGGATAGCGGATTTCCGTTACCGCCGTCGAGCTGGTTTGCACGTAGGCAAGCACGGAATTCCCCGCCGCCGTTGCGGTGCCAATAGCCAGCGTCGCCGCCACCGTGCCGGAAGAATTGGCGTAGATGATGTTACAGGCGCTGTACGCAGGTCCGGTGCAATTTCCCTTTGAAGCCGTGAGCCCCGTCAGTTGGCCCGCCGCCACGCTGACCGGCGTATCGCCCAGGTAGAGCTTGCCCGCCGTGTAGTTGACAGTCAGTAGACTGGCCGGGCCGTAGGTGGGACTCACGCCCGCCTGGGTGACGAGCGGGGCCCGCATGGCGGGAGTGCCGACGCTCGAACGGCCAACCCTCAGTTGGGCATCCCCTCGAGCCGGAAAGCCGAACAAGAGACAGAACGCCGCCAGCACCAGACTCAGCGACGCTCCGGTCTTCGGATCGAAGCGGACCTTGCGGCCAGCTTTGGTGCGGTACACGTTCTCCCAGTCGCGCTTGTGGGCCCTTAGGATCTCTGGGCCGCTCTCGAGGAATTTCTGTTCGTCCGTCTCCGCCGCCTTGATTGGCGCGGCTGAGGCCTGCGCCGGTGCAGGCGGGGCCTCACGCCGTTTCTTTTCCTCTCCTGACTCCCGAGTCTTGAATCCTGAATCCTTTTTCTCGTCCATTGTTCCTCCTATGCAGGCGTAGTCAGCCCGCTGATTCCTTCAAACGAATCGAGCCAGGGAAATTCCTGGCAGCCGCAGTTCACGGTATTTTCCGCGCTCGCGGCGGGATCGCGCGGGAACATGAGCTTTTCGCTCGCGCCGCCTGGCCCGCCCGCCGGAATCTCGAACGGGTCATTGACCGGCTGCACTTGGCGATTGATGGCCAAGTGCCATGGCCGCGGCTTCGCAGTCGTCCCGGCATGCACCCACATCTTCTTCGCGTCCACTCCGCGCGCCACCGCTTGCTCGAGGCGCGCCTGCGTGGCGATCGACTGGATGCGCAGGACCTCCGTGCGGTAAATCGTCTCCGCGCGCCGGCTGACGATGCCGAAGTTACCCTGGCCAATCGACCGGCCGATCTCCGTCATGATCTCGGTGACGGATTTCCCGCCCAGAAACGCCCGGGAAAGCGTCGCGTTCAGCCGGTCGCGCATTGCGCCGGAGAGACCCTTCACCAGGTCTGCCGAGTAGCTCTGCGAGACGAGAAGCTGCGTCCTCGAAAGCCCCGCAATCGATGGCGGCGCTCCAATAGCGTCCGTGAGCGTGCGGTCCACCGTTTCCTTGCCACGATCGAATGCGCTCTCCTGCGCGGACTTGAGCTCACCCGTCAGCAGCCGGTCGAAATCTTCCGACGCTCGCTCGACGGCGCGCTTGAGTTCCTGAAGTTGGAAACGCGAATAAGACGACGCATCGGCGGGAAGCCGGGCGATCTGGGAGAGGATTTCCTTGTGGGCACCCTCGAGCGCGGCGCGTGCGGCCTTGTTGGCCGCTACGTCCGCGCCGTGCGCCTGGCGAATCAGCTCGCGCACCCGCTTCCGAATTTCGTCCGACGACAGTGCCATTACCTGTTTCTCCTTACTGGCGATTTGGCCTTGTTCAACAGGGCTGACTCGCCAAGCATAAATAGATGGCCCGAGATCAGAGCCGTCGGAGAATGCAGGGCTAGAACGGATTCGAGTAATGCCAATTGCTTCTCTTCCCGAACCGCAGCGTCATAGGACTGGATCTTCTCAAGCCGCGCCTGGGCCTCCAGAAACCTCCGTCTTGCACGGCCAATTATCTGGATGGCCTCATCACAACGAAGAATGGTGTGATCGAGCAGTGCCCTGTAGGCATCCTGGAATTTGCAGGCTGGTTTCGCGGATGCTTTCCTGTCGTTCGCCATTACTGCACCATCCCTGGCTCGTTCTTGCTGGCTCCTGGCTCCTGGGTTCCGGCTCCAGGCTTCCCAGTCGCGTAATCCGCTTCCGCCGGCCCCAACCCCTTCGCCATCTCGTCGAGTTCTGTCTGCGCATCCACCGGCTGGCCAAGCTGGCTTGCGACGTTGGCGAAAATTCGCGTTGCGGTCTCTCTGCGGATCCAGCCTTCCTGCTGCGCCAGGGAAAGCGCTGTGGCGGCCGTCTGCATCGCGCTTGCCACTTTCTGTGTGTCGCGAACTTCCAGCTCGGGCGCCACGATCTCAAAGTTGCGGTCGGCGCTCGGATTGAGCGAGCCGCGCAACGTCCCCTGGTCAATCGCATAGCTGCAGATCGTCCAGGCCATATTCTTTACGAACCGCTGGCGCTCCTTGAGCGTCTTGAAGGTCGGCCCGCCCTGCTCGACGGCCGTGGCCAGATTCGTCTCGCCGCCTTCGGCGAACCAGCTCTCCGGAAATCCCGCGCCCCCCAGGATGTGATTCTTGAAAAGGCGGGAGAAATTGGCGGTCTCATAGGACCCCAGCTCAGGGGAGGCAGCCTTCCACTCAACATTTTCGTTGTGGGCGCGAAGGGAACCGGGCCGCGGTCGCGTGCCATACTTCTTTAACCAGTCGTCGATCTCGGCCTGCGTCATCCCCTTGAGCGTGATGTCCCAGATAAAACTGTTGAGCAGCTCCACGCGGTCGAGGCCCGCGAAGAGGCTCTGCTCGTACCCGTCCAGCCAGTCGGCTAGCGCGAAGATGTCGCTGCGTCCGCGCGCCGCGCGCTTCACTTTGTTGACGGCGAAGTAGAAGGCGTTGCCGACGAGCTTGCCAAAACTTGGCGACGACGGGTCCTCGTCAGGGCGAATCGCCTCGAGCGTCAGGTTGGCAGCGCGCTCTCCGCCAGGGTAATAATCCTTGAGCTTGATTTCGAGCGGCATGGCTACCGCGCGCTCCGCCCCCGCCGCACCGGCATAGATCACCTGGTCGATTTCCGAGGGGTCGATGTACCAGAGGCGCACTGAGCCGTCGATAGGGTTCACCGTCGTCTGATAAAGCTGCTCGCCGAAGACTGCGAGCTCGGCGACGTAGCCCGGCAGGTTTATGTCGAGATCGTTCACTGGGTCGTCCCAGAACGCATCGAGCCATGCCTGGACGTCCGGGTCCTCGGCCTGCGGCCGCATCCCGTCGCCCATCACGAAGACTTTGGTTAGATTGATTAGCCGTTTCGCGAAGGGGTTCCGGTCGTAGAGATAGAACGCCAGCTCGATCATGCGGTCCTGGAGGACCGGTGAGAGGTCGCGATTGGAGAGCGACGACGCGATCCGGCGGAAGCCGCCGCGGATATCGCGTTCGTCTTCGGAGAGCGAAGCCGCCGCCTGCACGCGCCCGCGGAGTGCGTCCCATGCCTGGCGGATTCGCTTCGTCGTAATCATCGCAAGAACCTTCTCAGCCCGAACATTCCCCGGCGGGGCGCGACGAGCTCCGCCTCTTCCTCTTCGCTCTCTTCCGGCGTTGCATCCCAGACCGATCGGCGCCGCGAGACTTCGCGGGCCTCCTCATCC